CGATGAACAAAGCTTTTCAAGAGCTACAGTCGATCCTATGGATTTAAAAAATGCTCCTGATTATACCTTTATTTATGGAGTTGATGTTCCAGATAAGGCTTGTGAGTGTGTTATCCATTATGATAGCAACAGGAGAGTCAACAGAACTTGGCATATTCCCTTAAAAAATAATCATTTTATTATATTTCCTAGCACACAAAAATTTTTTATTACTCAAAATACATCCAAACAAATGATTACGTTACTAACCATAACTTATGAATATATTTAACGACTGGATTATTATTGACAACATGAATATTAATGGTTTTTCAAAAATAATTAGAAAAAGTATTAAAAATACTAATCCTATATGTATTGATTCTAAAAGTACCACTGGCGGGAAAGCTAAACAGTATGATTTATTTAATTATATTAAAAATAATTTTATAATTGATAAGGTAAAAGAAAAAATATTATTAAACTTAGAATCTTCTTTAAAACTTAAATTAAAAAATTTGAAATTATTATCAGCCTGGACAGTTTTAGGTTATGAACACAGCTATCATTCACTACATAAACATAATGAAAGAAAAAATCATATCGCCTCGGTGTTATATTTAAATGTTCCACCGTCAAAAAGAATTAAGAGAGATGGTACTTTTTTTTATGTTTATAAAAAAAACCAAGAAATTAATTATGGAAGTCATGAACCTAAAATAGGAGATTTAATTATATTTCCAGTCTGGTTATGGCATGGAGCTTATCCACAATCAAAAGGATTAAGACAAACTTTAAATCTTGATTTTGAAATATGTCAATAAAATGAATTATATCGAACAATATAAAATGGCGCCTGAGATCTGTGATGATTTAATATCTTATTTTAAAGAGAACACCGAATATAAAGCTCCTGGCTATGTTGGGCCTACGAAAATTAGACATGATATTAAAAAATCACTGGATGTTGGTTTTTTTAACAATTCAAATGATCAAAGAATTAAAAATTTTTTTACGGCTTTAACCGCATGTATTAAACCGTATTGTAAAAAATACCAGTTGTTGCATCCTGTTAAAACTGAAATCGGTAACAATATTCAATATTATAAAGCGGGTGAAGGTTATTTTGCAACTCACTATGAAAGGGATTCGATTAGCAGTTCTACACGGGAACTTGCTTATATGGTTTATCTTAATACGTTAACGGATAAAGGAGGAACTTTCTTTCCCCGACACAAAAAAACCATAGAACCTATTAAAGGAAAAACGGTAATATGGCCTGCAGGATTTACACATCCTCATCGAGGAGTTATATCTTCTACCCAAGAAAAATATATAGTGACAGGATGGTTTGTAATCGTATGAATTTAACTAATTATTATTGGTATTTTCAATCTGTAGTTCCCCCTAGAATATGTGACATGATTGTACAATATGGGAAAGGTGAAAAAAAAAAAGAAATAATGGCTATTACAGGGGGTCAAGGTAGAGATAGAGATTTACTAAAGCAGCCTTTAACCGAGGATGAAATGAAAGACTTAAAAAAGAAAAGAGATTCCAATATTGTTTGGATGAATGATCAGTGGATCTATAAAGAAATACAACCTTATATTAGGATCGCTAATCACAACGCAAGATGGAATTTTCAATGGGATTGGACAGAATCCTGCCAATTTACTAAATATAAAAAGGATCAATATTATGGTTGGCATTGTGATAGTTGGGATAAACCTTATGCAGACGGCCCAAGCAAAGGGAAGATTAGAAAATTATCTGTGACGGTTAGTTTATCTGATCCTACAACCTACAAAGGCGGAGAGTTGGAATTTGATTTTCGACAGCATGATGCTGATAAAAAACGAAAAACTATTATATGTAAAGAGATTTTACCAAAAGGATCTATCATTGTTTTTCCAAGTTTTGTGTGGCATAGAGTTAACCCTGTAACGAAAGGAGTAAGGCATAGTCTAGTAATGTGGAATCTAGGTTATCCGTTTCAATAATATGGAAGGAAGTCATAATCATGTAAAGTTTGGGAGTGCAACTTATTTCGGAACTCCTGTTTGGACAGCCCACTGTCCAATGTTTATGAAGCCGATGTTAAAATTAACCGATCGGTATTTAAAAAAAGCAAGAAAAAAGAATTTACAATCAGTAATTAAAGACAGAGACAAACAGTTTGGGACAAGCCTTGACGATTTTGCCCTGTCTAATCATTCTGAATCTTTTAACGCCGATCCTAAAGCTAAAGCGTTTGTAACTTTTTGTGGTCAGCGTTCTTATGAATTTTTAGATTGGTGTGGTTTTAATTTAAAAAATTTGAGTCTGCACTTTACGGAATGCTGGGTTCAAGAATTTTCGCATAAAGGAGGTGGTCATCATAATACTCATAGTCATGGGAACCAACATGTATCAGGGTTTTATTTTTTAAAATGCAGTGAGAAAACTTCATTCCCTGTTTTACATGATCCAAGACCTGGAGCCGTGATGACTAAGCTTCCTCAAAAGGATGGAACTAAAATTACTTTTGCTAATGATGCGATTCATTATAAAATTACACCTGGAACGATGATTATTATTCCTGGTTATACTACTCATCAATACCCTGTAGATATGGGGTTAGAACCTTTTCGATTTGTTCACTGGAACATACAAGCCGTTCCAGCCGCTATATCTCAAACCACTTCGCTGAGAAAAAAAGATGAGCTTCCAAAAAAATAAATATATTGTAGTAAGGAAAACTATCAGCTTAAAATTGGCAAAATTTATAACACAATACTTTCTATTAAAAAGAAAGGTTGCAAGAAAACTTTTTGATGAAAGATATATCTCACAATTTACATACGAGTGGGGAGTATGGAATGATATACAAGCACCAGAAACTTATTCTCATTATGCAGATATAGCTATGGAAACTTTATTAACTTGGGTTCAACCCATTATGGAAAAGCATCTGGGTTATAAATTATCTCCCACTTATTCATATGCTAGAATTTATAAAAAAGGAGATATACTTAAAAGACATAAGGATAGATTTAGCTGTGAGGTATCAACTACCTTAAATCTTGGAGGAGATTTATGGTCAATATATTTAGAACCCTCTGGCCAGAAAGGTAGGAAGGGTATTAAAGTAGATTTAAAGCCTGGAGATATGCTTGTTTATTCAGGGTGTGAATTAGAACACTGGAGAGAGGAGTTTCAAGGAAAGGATTGTGTTCAAGTATTTTTACACTATAATAAAGCTGGTTCAAAAAAAGCAAAAGAAAATGAATTTGATAAGCGTCCTTATTTAGGACTTCCCTCTTGGTTTAAAAAATGATACTAGTAAAAAGAGAGTGTCCAGACTCCACCAATCACCCTGGCCACTCTCTTTTTAGGAATTTTATATGTTAGGTTTTTCAGCATTCGCAGAGACAGCTTTTGGAGCTACGGTAGCGCACGGAGGCGTGATAGTTATCGTTACTGGCAGCAGTATTACCATTTCACAAGGCACACCTACCCTCTCTATCAGTGGAACGGTTAGTGCAACAGGTAGTGGAGTTACTGTTAGTCAGAATGCAGATGGAATTACCTTTACCATGAGTGGGAGCGTGTCCCCTGATGGCAGCCGCCTAACAATTTCTACTGGCGCAGCCGATATTAATGTGATAACGTGGACTCCAATTGATCCAGATGCAACTCAAACCTGGACTAATATAGACCCATTATAGGAGAATTATGGCATCAACGTATACGACAAATTTACAATTAGAAAAAGTAACCA